CCGTAGTCTGTGCACACCCGCCCTAGCCCGGCCAAGGAGCACCATTACGTTGGACGACTCAGAACAGGAGTCGACTGATAGCTGCGAGGTTTCCCCATTATATTTCCTCCCCTCTGGACCCAAATATTTTCGGGAATGGCGTTACCACGCTGGGGCAGCTATCACAAGATTAACACCATAACCACTGCTCTTCACTTTAAGAGCATGTTGATGGTTAATTTATTTTGAGTTTTATTCAGGTTATTAGTTTTTCTTTATTTTTACTAGTTAAGACGTTTATTTTGGTAGTTTATTTTTAAGTTGTTTTTAATTTTTGATACTGAAAATATAAAACGAAATACAAAATTATAAAATCAAAAATCCAAAATACTATAACCTTCTCCGATGGGGGATTAATTCCCTACATCTCAAGCTAGTCTAACAGGTAAACTGCAAAGGGTTAGTCATGGAAACCGTTATGTTCTACGGTGAGCATGTATAGACCTGTCAGTCCCCTGGCAAAGTACCCAATCCATCCGGTCATGGTGCCTTTAATCGTGTGTTACTGGCATTCGTTTGGGGCGGGAAAACGTATTCGGCGAGAGGTGATAAATACTCGTAGCGGACCTACACTGTATGAAGTCCGTTTTGCTACACAGGGCGCCCAGTGGCGTCATCCACTGGACCGGCGGGGACCGTCTGAAAACCCTACTCAGCAAGTTAACCATCGATAAACGGCTGTTTACCCCCCTTTTCAAACTAGTTAGCAACCTTGATACGTATCATTTCAATGGCTGCTGTAATCCTTACCCCTTTTACTATACCCAATCCGGCTCCCTTCACGAAGAAGTATGGCTACAATTTTCGTGCGGACCCTGATTCCTCGTACCGTGCAAATTGGGAACATGAACTAGTCTTATACATGTGTTTGAGAAGCGTAAATAATGTTAATTGTGTGCTTAACTACGCGAATTTCCCTTTCCCACTCCCAAATCCAAGGTGGCCAAGGGGTTATTTCGCTGATACAGGGGGTTTGTTTGGGAATGCAGAGGCTGACTCATTTCCGCAAGCTCCTCAGAACCAGACCCATGCTTACGCCATGGATGTGCTGGCCCGTGTCCCGCATAATACTTTGCTGGAGTATTTTGCATTGATGAGACCAGGGGACACGTTATCAGGTGACTTCATAAACCTGGAAGAGAACCAAGATGCGCCTTTTACTACCATTAAACGGGAAATGGTAGCAGTTGAGACCGATGAAGTGGTAACCGCTTATTGCAAGTACGAATTACCAGGTCTCGTCACCCCGCGTTGCGAGCGGGTGTTGACATGGCTCCAAGGGCCCTGGATAAGGACCCAACATACCACGATTACGTGGAGTGTGATTAATTTTGGCCCCCGCCATATAGTCACTTTTACCTGTCAAGGTGTTGTAGCTAACAGAATCATTGCGTTGGCTACCCCAGTGAACTTCAAACCAAATAAGGTAACATCGCCGACATTAGGTGAGTTGCTTTCGCGAAGTCCGTTAAACACCATCGATACCTCTACTGGCGACTTTGTCATTTCTCACCCGGGTTGGTGGGGATGGTTCAAAACCAAAGTTGTCACTCAAGTAGCCAAGAAGAGTCATACCTTCAGTTGGTTTAATTTTGGAAGCTGCGGTCAGTTCATTTTGACTGCTATGTATGAAACTGGGTTGACTGATGTCAAATATGTCAGAATACCTTACGAAATGGCTTCTGCGGGAGTTAAGTTTATGGCCGGGAAAGCTAGAACTTATACCACCTGGGAAGCTCTGATGACCCATTTGAAAGGACTGGTGCGTGCTACCAATAGTATGCCTAGTGATCCAAAGCTTTACGCACAGGCGTTAATGAACACCTGTCTCTATTCCTTCCTTTGTTCAATGCAGATTGAAAGTGATGCCTATGATTATGTTAGGCTTATGTCAGAACCAATTGCTGATCTCAATGCCTCAATGACGTCAATGTTGATACCCAAAACCTTTTCTGAACGGTATTTAACAAGACCTATGACCATTGGGGTGATTAGCGCCATTACGGTGGCTGGTTTCTTCATTAAACCACCTAAATCTGTGCAAGAGAAGGTACTTATTGCCGCTGCTAAGCCGCGAGGTATCAACTTCGTTGTTGTGTGTGCTTGCATAATCGCTTACCTTGCTTACGAGTATTCATTGCTCGTACCCAAGAAGAAACGATTGGTGTCAAGGCGTGCAGCAACAAGTTTCTGCCCTGCTAAGCTTTTCAATTCCGAGCAATTAGGTATTGAGAGGATCATCCAGAACATCCAAATAAATGGCGTGCCAATTGACTTTGATAGTCCCACCGATTGCCCATCAACAGTGGTCGCTTTCACCGACACTGTTCATCTGAAGAATAGACCCGTCGTCTTTCCTTGTCAGTGTGCTAGATCTCTAGGCACTGCTTGTGCTGTGCGTATGAATTACCAACTACCACAACTAACAGATGAGATTCTTTGGGAATACGGTGATTGCTTGATAAGGCTTTTGCGCAACCAACCATGGTCAAATGACGATCCTAACATCACTAGGTATCGTTTCGTGAGGAACAATGACAGAATTGAGTACCAAGAGTTAATCCCATACGCTTACCCACAAAACCGATTGATTGACTTTCCTGTAATCTCCTGGCCTGTCTGGGTCAACCGATTCACAGGGGTGAAAAAGAAGATCCTTGTAGATGCTCAAAAAGAGATCGATGATGGCGCGATTATCACGGAGAAAACCGAAGATGCCTGCGAAGCATTTGTTAAGAAAGAACCATACCCCAAGGCAACTAATGAGGGTATAATCAAGTTCTGTCCTAGGTTGATAGTCAGTTTCAGTACTTATCACCGTAACAAATATGGCCCACTTTGGTATGGATACACTAAACACCTAATGAAACGTTTTAGCATTTATAAAACCCGGGACAGGTTAGAATTGTTCGAAGTACAACCGGGCGAACATATGTATTTTTATTTAACTGGTTATAACGCGGACGAACTAGGGGATTGGTACGCTCGCTGTTTAAACCAAGCTTACTTGGCACTAAATCACTATAAACGAGAGTATCCTATGGAAGATTTTTGTGTCGTAGTAATAGAGAATGACTTCAAGCACTTTGATGGCCACGCTAGCGAGGATATTAAAATGACTCACGCGGTAGCTCATAAAGCCGTGTACGCTCGTGGAGAAGCTATGTTCAAATGTAAATTACCACATATTAACATCAAAGTTACGAAGTTATTGGGGGGGCAGTTTTTCTCTTTTGATTCAGAGGGAAAATGGCAGTCTGGTCATTTGGCCACGAGTGTAGAAAATACCGAAAGGACTACCACAACGGTGGATATGGGCGTCAGGAGATTTGTAAGGAGGACGGGCTCACCAATCACGACAATGGTCGGTGTTTTAGGGGATGATAACCTCATCTTCGCTGTCTTACTGCGTCGTGGTGTCATCACTTTAGAGAATTGTTTGACCGAAGCTAGTGCAGCTGTTGGTCAGCAACTTGATATTGTGGTGCATCAACACAATGACACTTTTCTTGAACAACCATTTCCATCAGCTAGTTTTTGTAGTGGTTATTTTTATACAGCTTTATATCGTGGAGAACATCGAATTGTGTGGGGACCTAAGATAACCCGAATTTTGTTTAAATTGTTCTATTGTAAAGATATGAACATGGATTATGAGCAATATTTAAGTGGAATTATTATTGCTTATAAGAAGCTTTTCCCTCTCATCCCAGTATTAAGATACCTATGGCAAAGGTTAAGTCCTCGTGTCGAAGGTGTTCCTAGTATTGAGGTTGATAAGGAAACAATTTTACTCAAAGCTGAAGGTTATACCCTTGATACCACTATTTATGAACAAATCAATCTAATTTACCAACATGCTGATTTTGATCTGATTAATTTAGAGAATTACGTTTTAAACACAACTGACTTTGGGCTTGATCACCCCTCGTTAGATATTATGTGTGATGTGGATTTGCCAGTTGATGAAAGCAAAATTGTAGTTACCCCGCAATTTCCTGGTTATTTCCGCAACCTTAAGAATTTTATGAAATTTATTCTTGAGAATCCCATTCTTTCAACCCTCGATCTGCTTGCGTCCTATTTGAACATCCTTGATCCTGGTGTCAAAAAGGCGCTCCTGATGGCTAACGAATTGGCACCACAATTCGGCATAGTACCTCCAGCAGAACCGATCCCTTTTTCCTTCCTTCAAATTTTTATGGCGTTTGGTTGTCTCGCAACACACCTACCCGTACATCTTTTGATGCCGTTCAAAGACAAGTTGACCATCCCATTATTCTTTCTAGTTTTAGTTACTTCCGATGCCCCTTGGTTTGACACCATCGTATCTCTTATTTTACCACCCATTATGGAAGAGATTCTCAAAACTTCCTCCATTGGTAATTTTTGCATTATAACATTGGAAGCTTCTATCGCTGGTCAACTTTATTCGAGCATGATGTCTCCCTACCTAGCTTATCCTCTTGCATTGGCTTTCAAAATCTTGCAACATACAAGGGCGATAGGTGATGGTTCTCTTTTTGCTGTTAAAGCTCCTCTGATCGAAAGAATCAGGCGGCACTTTTTCAACAATCTTCTTGCGTGCTTTCTGTTCCTTAGACCAAGCGTACTGGTATCTATAGTTCAGCAAAGCCATGTTAGACCGATCACTTGGGTTCTTGGAGTCCTGACTGGTCCGTCTATATTTTTATCTTCTTTCCTCCATTCCTCTGGTTTGACGACAGCTTTTGCCTTGTTTGTTCATCAAATCATGAATGGATGCCGTTCTTCCAATTTGTTTCTGACGAAGGTAAATCCCTTCTTGACCACAATCCGCAATCTGCTAGGATTCTGGTCAACTAGGTTCAGCGTGTCCTAGAAATTTGACAACCCTCGCCACCGTAGCGAGATTAAAGATAATACGATGAACGTCAGAAAAGTTTTGTTAGTCACTCCTACAAAACTCGTTTATTTAGCCACTTCTCTCACTCATCTTCAATTGTGCTTGGGGACCACAAGTCATGATACCCAACCTGTAAACTGTACCATTTACACATTTACACATGTCCGGGCGGAATCCTGGACCTAATACGGCTGTTGCCCGTCAGAATAGTAACAAATCTAAATCATCAATGCTCAGGAAAGCTAAAGTTCCTCAAAACAACGTTACCCGTGAAACTGTTAAAACAACTGTCCGAGTCAATCGCCAAACTCCGAAAGGATCTGGTAAGATGGTTCAGGGTAAGCGTGGACCAATCAATGCTGCTGCTACCGCCGCGTCACAAGCTGTTATTAAAGCTTTGACGTTGCCTGGAGATCACACCGTTCGTATCACTGCTGGGATCAGTTCAAAAGACACAGGTGTCTTTAAGATCTCGCGGCCTGATCCGGTGTCGTTTGGCGCTGATGACACTGATGTGTCAATCGCCGTCTTTCGCTCTGCTCTTTGCGCCTCAATCAGAACTTATGGATTGGGGTTGAATGAAGCAGGAGGACCCTCCGGGTTGTACACTGGTAGTACCACCGTGAAATTGGAAGCTTCAAACAAACCCGCTTACTTACAATTCATCTCACTGTTATCTGGGATAAAAGGGTTTGATACCTCGTTCCTCATATCGTCTAACGCGGCAGCTACTGGAGGTGACTCGTTCCACGGGCCCTATCAGTATGCTTGCAAACGCGGTCCTAGCGATGACCGCAGGGCATTCTGGGTTGATACTGGAGCATCAGTGGTTATTGCTACTGATCTTGGTCTTAACTTTGCTGCCTTTGCTGGGAGGAAAGTTCAAATTATTGCTAGCATCCTTGTTGGCGAGAAATTTGAGCCCATTAAAACTACTACGATTACCACAATCGCCTCAAGTGCACCTGGAGCCATTTTCACATTTGGTTCCACTGAAATTGGAGCGACTGGAGCGTATGTATCGTTTGAAATGGTTGATATCACTCCTAACCCTGGTACTATTGTGTTTCCGCTCGTTGCTGAAACCAGTATTGCCATTTACAGTGGCCCGACACCTACGACTTTGCCCTCATTGACATTTGCTGCAGACCCCTCAAATCAAACGCTTACTCCTACCACTAACTCTTCTGTTGTGTATGCACACAGATCCCTTTACCAGTTGGAAACACAGTTTACTAATATCACTGACATTAAATTGTCTGGTTGCAGTGCTTGTTTCACCAATACATCTAATTTGCTCGCTAGACAAGGTCAGATTGCTGGCGTTCAGCTACCCTCAATGGCTGATTGGCGTAATTATTTGGACTACTCATCCATCTCGTCTTTGAAGGACGCTTGGAAGGATGAGGCAGCTACTGGTTGTTATGGTTTCCTTAAGCCCACTGATTCTGAGGATTTGACCGAATATCTGCATGAATTTGTGACCGACAAGGACGGCGGCACAGGTCTCTCTAACGTTGAACAATTAGGCGCTGCCCCTGGACTCACTGATGGTGCATTCATCATGCCACCTCCCAGTGGGTTCATTGTCATCGCCGCTAATGTTCAGATCCCCACTGGTACTAACGACACCCGTGCTGCGGTTTGGACAACAGGAAACAATGGTGAGCTCCTCACTGAGAACCAGTGGAGGGAAACTCATCCTGCTGCATTTAAATACTCTTTGATTGAACCCGGGCTCGATGCTTTGTCCCGCTTTCAAGCTTTTCATGAAAATCCACTTCATATTGATGATATATGGAGTTGGATTAAAGACAAGGCTGCAATGGTCGTTGATGGAGTTTTGGAATACGGTCCCATGGTTATCAAAGGTGCTGCCATGGCCGCTCCATTTCTACTTTAACGAACTCGTGTGGCTTTGTGTGACAGGGTCTCACTGGATAATGGCTTAGGCTGACCCGATGGAGCAACGATAAAACTGTTGTGA